TGAGAAGTACAAGCAGACCATCGCCATGCCTCGTGGTGGTGACAACAAGGAAGTCTAATGCTTTCAGCAGTCAAGTCCTTCCTCCTGTTCATAGCTAATCTGATGGGCTTCCTTAGGGATGAGCAGTTGAGGAAGGACGGGGCTACACAGGTGACAGCAGACAACCACGCTAAGGCTTTGGAGGTAGGAGAGGATGCAGTTCGTATGGAAAAGAGTATCCGTAAGTCTCCTGACCCTGACCTTGTTGACAGGCTGTAGCTACTCGGGTTCCCAAGGGGTCTCATCCCTGTGTGCCTTTCTCGAACCAGTACAGAGGTCTTACAGCAAGGATGAGAAGAGAGAACTCCTGATCCTCTTGAAGCAGAACCCTGTCCTTAGGAAACCTCTAGAGCAAGCAGCCCTTGTTAGTTTGGGCCATAAGGAGTACTGTGAGTAACTTCCACAAAGAAGAGATCAGAGAGGCAGCGGAGGCTAATCTCCTCACGTTCATTAAACTGGTAGCTCCTGAGAGACTCCTGAGTAACTGCCATGAGGAGGTTCTCCGTTGGTGGTCCAGGCCTGACGCTAAGAGTCACCAGCTTCTCCTCTTTCCCCGAGATCATATGAAGTCAGCCCTTGTTGCTTACCGTGTAGCTTGGTGGCTGACGAAGCACCCGACTGCAAGGGTCCTCTACATCTCAGCCACAGCTAACCTCGCTGAGAAGCAGTTGTCTTTCATCAAGAACATTCTCACGTCTGACAAGTACAGGATGTACTGGCCTGAGCACGTTCATAAGGATGAAGGTAAGAGGGCCAAGTGGACAAACTCAGAAATTGAACTGGACCATCCTGACCGTAAGAAGGAGAACATCCGAGACCCTTCTGTATTCACAGGTGGTCTTACGACGTCTCTTACGGGCCTCCACTGTGACGTGGCTGTCCTTGATGACGTCGTCGTGTATGAGAATGCTTACTCAGATGAAGGCCGCAGCAAGGTTAAATCCCAGTACTCCCTTCTGTCTTCAATCGAAGGATCAGACGCTGAGGAGTGGGTTGTGGGAACTCGGTATCATCCTTCTGATCTATACAATGAGATGCTTCAGATGGTTGAGGAATTGTATAACGACGAAGGTGAGAAGATCGGGGAAGAACCTATCTACGAAGTTCTTCAGAGAGAAGTTGAGTCAGCAGGTGACGGAACAGGGGAGTTCCTCTGGCCTCGTGTGCAGCGTAAGGATGGTAAGTGGTTTGGCTTCGACACGAAGGTTCTCGCTCGTAAGAGAGGTAAGTACATCGACAAGACCCAGTACCGTGCTCAGTACTACAATGACCCGTCATCTCCTGATGATGTCCCTGTGTCCCATGACAAGTTCTTGTACTACGACAGGAGTAAGCTGGAGCAGAACGGTGGGCAGTGGACCCTCAACGGGGAACGCCTGAACTTGTTCGCTGCTGTGGACTTCGCTTACTCCATGAAGAAGACTTCTGACTCAACAGCCATTGTTGTCATTGGAGTGAACCGTCACAACAACATTTACATCCTGGACTTGGATAGGTTCAAGACGGATCGAATCAGTGTGTACTTCGATAGGATCAAGAGGCTTTCTAACAAGTGGGGTTTCCGTAAGATGAGGGCCGAGGTAACAGCCGCTCAGTCAGTCATTGTCGTACAGCTTCGTGAGATGGTCCGTGAGCACGGCCTCTCAATAAGCATCCAGGACTTCCGTCCTAAGGGTGACAAAAAAGAACGTATTGCAGCGGCGCTCGAACCAAGGTATGATAACGGTCAGATTTACCACTACAGGGGTGGGAACATTTCTATCCTTGAGGACGAGTTGTCGCAGAGGCATTCATCCCACGATGACTGTAAGGACGTTCTAGCTATCGCTGTTGACGGTGCAGTGAAACCCTCTTCAGGTGTATCACGCAGAAGGAACAGCATCAACTGGGGTAACCAGAGATTCAGAGGAGCTAACTAATGGTAGGTAAGAATATCGACATTACCACAGTTGTGGATCAGGACCGTATGGCCGCTGAGATTTCTGAGTACTGGAGGCTTTGGGACAGTCAGCGTTCCACGAAGATACAGGAGTGGAAGGAACTCAGGAACTTCCTGTATGCAACCGATACCAAGACTACGAGCAACAACCTTCTGCCTTGGTCTAACACAACGACCACACCTAAGCTCACTCAGATTTACGACAACCTTCATGCTAACTACTTCGCAGCTTTGTTCCCTCGTAGGGAATGGCTCCGTTGGGTTGCCATGGGGAAAGGGGAGAACCTTGAGGAAAAGAAGAAGGCTGTCGAGTCTTACATGTCCTCCAAGCTCCGTGCCAGTAAGTTTGAAGATGTAGCCTCCCAGCTTCTCTTGGACTATATTTCCTACGGGAATTGCTTCGCTTCTGTCGAGTGGGTCAATGACTACAGCATTAAAGACTCAGGTTACGTCAACCATTACACAGGTCCTCGTGTCGTTCGTATTTCCCCTTTCGACATTGTGTTCGACCCTACCGCACCTTCCTTCAGAGAGACCCCGAAGGTCGTTCGTTCCCTTGTGACTCTCGGTGAGTTCCGTCGCAGGATCGACACTGAGAATGACAGTGAGTACGCTGAAGCTGTCTTCGGTAAGATGATGTCTGCTCGTGCTGCTGTGAATGACTCAGGTTCCAATACGACCTTCAACAAGAGCGAGGGCTTCGTAGCGGATGGCTTCGGCTCTATCCAGCAGTATTACGGAAGCAACTACGTTGAGGTCCTTACGTTCTACGGTGACATTTACGATCAGGACTCAGGTAAGTACCTGTCAGACCGTATTGTGACTGTCGTGGACAGAGCCTATGTTATCCAGTCAATTGAGAATCCCTCGTGGCTTGGGTCGGCTCCTATCCAACATGCAGGCTGGCGTCTCCGTCCCGATAACCTTTGGGCCATGGGTCCTCTGGATAACCTCGTAGGTCTCCAGTACCGTATCGACCACTTGGAGAACCTCAAGGCTGACGTCTTCGATCAGATCGCTTACCCCATCTTGAAGATCAAAGGGGAGGTTGAGGACTTCGAGTTCCAGCCTGCTGAACGTATCTACATCGGTGAAGAGGGTGACGTAGGTTACCTCGCTCCCGATACGACAGCCCTGAATGCTGACTTCCAGATCAGTGAACTTGAGCGACGTATGGAGGAGATGTCAGGTGCTCCTAAGAGTGCCATGGGTATCCGTACACCGGGTGAGAAGACCGCCTTCGAGGTCTCGACTCTGAACACAGCAGCTAATCGAATCTTTGAGCACAGGACGGCACACCTGGAGCGTGTCTTCATTGAGCCTCTCTTGAACACGATGCTAGAGGCTGGTCGAAGGAACATGATCAATGCTGAGAGTGTTAAGGTGTTTGACCCTGAGATTGGCCTTGAGTTCTTCCAAGAGGTCACTAAGGCCGACCTTCAGCAGGAAGGCATCCTCATGCCTCTCGGTGCTCGTCACTTCGCTGAACGTGCCCGTAGGGTCCAGAACATCAACAACCTGTATCAGATCAAAGCGTCTGATCCTCAGGTGGGTGCTCACATCTCAGGTAAGCGTATGGCTCAGTTGATCACTGAAGAACTCGGTGAGGAAGGTCTCTTCGGTGAGAACGTCGCAATCGAAGAACAGTTCGAGACTCTTCGTCGTCAGCAGGACCTGGAAGCTAACATGGAAGAAGAGCTTGCAAATCAACAGGAGCTTGGTGTATAATGCAGTCAGCTTGGTTCAAGGGTTGTAAAACCCAAGAAGAGCGAGAGGATGTTCGTAAGAAGGTTGCTAATTACAAGACCGCTTTTGAACATCTTAAGGAAGTGATCGAGGACCATATGGTCAAGAAACCTAGTGTCAGAGACTACGACACAGACAACTGGATGGCCCGCCAGATCGCAACCAATGAGTACAATGCAGCTATAGATGACCTTCTTAAGCTCATTGACCTAGAACCTCGAAACCAGAGAGGAGAATAGTTTGTCCATTTTCGATACTGAGAGTGAAGGTAAACCAGACCAGAACTCCAACGACCAGAACAGCCAGGACTCAGACCAGAAGAGTTTCTTGGATCGACTGGTCGAGACGAAGGGAGAGACTTGGAAAGACCCTGAAGTTATTGCTAAAGGTAAGATTGAGGCGGATAACCACATCCGAGAACTCACCCGTCAACTCGATGAGATGCGGGAAGACCTTAGCAAGCAGGAGTATTCTAAGGAACTTCTGGAAGCCCTCAAGCAAAACAAGGTGCCTGCTCCCGGTGGAGGAAGCAATGAGGGTGAGTCTAAAGAAAACACCGGTAAGTCTGCGACGGGGGATACCACCTTGTCCAGTGAGGATGCTCTTAAAGACCTTGTGGAGAAGCAGCTTTCTGAGCGAGAACAGAAGGCCAAACGTGATGCCAACCTTACTGCTGTAAGTGAAGGCATGGAGTCGAAGTTCGGCACCGAGGCTAACAAAGTCCTTGGCGAAAAGGCTAAGTCCTTGGGTATGTCCGTTAGTCGCCTCCAAGAGATTGCTGAAGAATCTCCTTCTGCTTTCTTCACGTTGATTGGTGAACCGGAAGCTATCAAGCAACCGATCATCAAGAATGGCTCAGTCCGCACAGAGGGTGGGAACTTCACTGGTTCAAGCGAACGAGACTGGAAGTTTTATCAGGACCTTCGTCGTAAGAACCGTCGTGAGTACTACAGCAAAGAAGTCCAGAAGCAACTGATGGCTGACCGGCTTCGACTTGGTGACAAGTTTGGTATGTAGGCTTACTGCATCGTCACTGTTTACAACGAAAGGAGTAACCCATGTCGGGTAACAACACTACGAATTCTGCACTGCTGACTCGGGCTGAAGTCTGGTCTGCAAATCTGAAGGAAGTCCTTCGGGACGAGATGATGGCTCAGACCTACGTGGACATTCTGACTGAATTCCCGGATGGCGACCAGTTCAACGTCCCGTCCATTGGTCAGGCTCAGGTGGATGACTACACTGAAGACGAGACGGTCAAGTATCGTCCGCTGGACGTCGGTGAGTTCACCTTCACCATCGACAAGTACCTGTCCTCGGGTAACTATCTGACCCGTAAGGCTGAGCAGGACCTGTTCTACGCTGAACAGCTTATGTCTCGGTTTGGTCCTGAGCAGGAGCGGGCTGTCATGGCTCACTTTGAGACCACGACCCTCGCAACCCCTGAGTCCGGTGTGTCGGCCAACTCCAATGAGACCATCGACGGCATTGAGCATCGGTGGGCTGGCGCTGGTTCGGGTGCAGTCATCGGTGTCACGGACTTTGCCCGTGCTCGTTACGCCCTGAAGAAGGCTAACGTCCCGGATACGGACTTGGTCGCCATCGTTGATCCGTCGGTTGAGTTCACCCTCAACACTCTGACGGGTCTGACTGGTGTGTCGGATAACCCCCGTTGGGAAGGTATCGTCGCTGACGGCATCGCAACTGGTATGAAGTTCGTGAAGAACGTCTACGGTTTCGACTGCTACGTGTCGAACTTCCTGGCCTCGGCCACCGACGCTGCCCTGCCGAATGCGGCTGACTCCAATGTTGACTTCAGTACGGTCAACGGTAAGGTCAACCTGTTCTTCTCGGCCAGTGCCAACGTCACCCCGTTCATGGGTGCTTGGCGTCAGCTTCCGATGGTTGACTACGAGTGGAACAAGGACCGCCAGCGTCATGAGTTCCTGACCACGGCTCGCTACGGTGTCAAGCTGTATCGTCCTGAGAACATGGTCCGGGTCATCACCAAGGACAACGTCTAAGGTTAATCTCCCCTGAGCCTAGCTTGGGGGAGACTTCCTAAGACAACTCAAAAGAAAGGAGACTCAAATGTCTTACACTAACGCTGACGGCCTTCAGGTCATCAACGGCACTGATCAGGGTGCAGCCATCAACGAAGGCAATACGGTTGAGAGTGACATCCGTACCATGGTCGTTGAAATCCCTGATGCGACTGCCATTCTCTCTTCGGCTGCGACCCCGGAACCGAACGAGGCCTTCATCCCTTCCGGTTCTTACATCAAGTCTGCCAGCCTTCTGGTCGAGACTGCCTTCACGTCTGCTGGTGCGGCTACGCTGACTATCGGCCTTCAGACTGCTGCTGGTTCGGCTATCGACGCTGATGGTATCGACGCTGCTGTGGCCAAGGCTGCTCTTGCTGCCAATCTGGCCGTTGCTTGTGACGGTGCTCTGGTTGGTGGCACGGCTCTGGTTCAGGGGGATGCCTATATCTCCATGATCTACGGCACTGCTGTCTTCACGGCTGGCAAGGGCAAGTTGGTCATCGAGTACATCACGCCGTAAGAAGCTGGGTGTCACATGGGAGGGGTTATCCATTAGCTCCTCCCTCCTTCCTCAACAGACACCAAGGAGTGAACCATGGCCGACGTTAAACATTCCATCCTCTCTGATCCCTACCTCCACGAACCCAAAGGTATTTCCTCGGCTACTCAGGATGAGTCCTACATTGCAGATGGGGCTGGTGCTGGCGCTTGGAAGGAACTCTACACTTTTGGTGTTGAAGACTACGCTGATGCGGCTACTACCTCTAGTCCTATTGCTCTTACGTCCGGTGCTAAGACCAAGCTCACCAACGATAGTCTTGGGACGAACACGAATGTCGCGTACAGGGCACCGGGTAAAGGAGCCATCTGGGATGCTTCAGCCAACCAGTTCGACTTTGTCGCTGCTGGTCTTTCTCTTGGGGACACGGTTGACATCAGGTTCGACCTTACCATCAATTCCTCCGCAGCTAATGATGCATTTCGTCTGATCGCAACCCCCGGCTTCGGAGCCTCTCCCTATGACCTCGTCTTGGATTACGTCGAGTACAAGGCAGCAGGAGCCTATGAGTGGATCGTACAGGCCTCTATCTACATGGGTAACTCGAATACCCTAGACAACCCTATGGAGGTCTATGTGAAGGCTGACTCAGCTTCTGACACTGTGGTTGTCAACGGTTGGTACGTTCGTCCGATGTACCGGAAAGGTCTGTGGGTCTAATGGCAATCCGTAAGACACTTCTCCAGATCGTCCAAGACATCCTCTCAACGATGGACTCAGAGGCTGTCAATAGTATCAGCGACACAGATGAAGCTACTCAGGTTGCCTCTATTGTTGAGGCAGCCTTCTACAATCTTGTAGCAGCTAAGACCATCCCTGAGCACAAAGAGATACTGCCACTGACTTCTCTAGGTGATAGCACACGTCCTACCCACTTCACCTTCAACGCAGTCCTGGAAGGCTCCTCAGTACGTCCTAACAGGATCAAGAGGATCGAGTACAATATCGCAACTGATAGTTCTCAGGACTGGCGTAACCTGTACTATGTCGAACCTGAGAGGTTCCTCGACAGGGCTTTGGACTCAGATGGTTCCTCTTCTGTCTCCGTCACTGATGTACGTTCGACTGTCAGGTTCCTCGTATTCAATGAGAGAATGCCGACCTACTGGACCTCCTTTGATGACGAGCACGTAGTCATGGATGGCTTCAAGAGTACAGTTGAGTCAACCCTTCAGTCTTCGAAGACTCGTATGATGGCCTCTGTCATCCCAAGTTTCAGCTTGTCAGACAGCTACGTACCTGATATAGATGACCAGTTCCACCCTCTTCTTTTGGGTGAGGCTAAGAGTATGGCCCTGAGCTTGTTCAATGAAGGCACTGATCCCAAGGTGGAGCAGGCCAATCGTCGTCTTAAGAACTACTTGCAGAATGACACGAACAGGACTAGCATGGGGAATCGTCGTCCGAACTACGGAAGGAAGTAACACATGCCGGTCCTAAAGAAGAAACACGCTATCGTCGAAGACCTTACAGAAAGTGTGGGTACAGTCCAGAGTGTCATCAGAGACATCACATATTACATCCGTCCGACCCGTGCTGGTTTCTACGCTATCTTCACAAGCAAGGGTTCAGCCCCAGATGCCCTCTCGGGTCTCTACACCAGTATTCAGGCTGGCTTCGAGGCCATCAAGAAGCACGAGAACGGTAAACCCCAGAGTCGATCAGCTATCCGAAGGGACGTTCAGGACGCTAAGAAGGAGACCTAAAGGTGAGCAATAGAGCACTCTCTGAGAGCGTCAAGAATACCTTCGTCAAGGGCCTTATCACTGAGAGGGCTGAGCTTACCTTCCCTGCTGATGCTTCCGTTGACGAACTCAATTGTGACCTCCGTCGTACTGGTATCCGTAGGCGTAGGGAAGCTGTGGCTATTGAGACAGACTTCAGTCTTTCCTCTTTCACGACAGCCACTGATGACCTTATCTGGAATGGTACGTGGTTCAACGTCGGAGGGAACAACGAGAAAGAGTATGAGATCGTACAAGTAGGGGACGTCCTGTACTTCTACGACAAGACTAATGCTCCCTTCTCAGGTGACGAAGTCACAGGACTGTCTGTCGACCTAGCTCCTTTTGAGGTCGTAGGTTCTACTGGTGTGGCTAACAGCCGTTGCCACTTCGCATCCCTGAATGGCTTGTGTGTTGTCGTTAACCCTAGTATGGATGCTATCTTCCTTGAGCAGGACGTTGCTGGCACGATCACAGCGTCTCGGATCACTCATAAGGTCCGGGACTTTACTCGTTTGTCTGATCGTACGGCTCTCCTTGAGGAAGCCTCTCCTGTGGCATCTGTGTCCGACCAGAGGAAGTACGACACAGCTAACTCAGGCTGGGTAGGGGAGAAGGGTGTAGCAGCCCTTGATGCCTACATCGCAGCTAACTCAGCGTATCCTCCCTTGAACCTCCCTTGGTTCTCAGGTAAGGACGCTAATGGTGACTTCTCAGTGACTGAGTGGGAGAAGGTTCAGGCAGGCACCTCCTTGCTTACAGGTGGCCATTTCATCCTGAACTTCTTCGCACCAGATCGTAAGACTGTCTCAGGTTTCACCAACATCCCGTCCTCCATTGAGAACTCCAGGTTCCAGACGGTAGCATCCTTTGCTGGTCGTGTGTTCTATGCTGGCTTGGCTTCATCCAAGAACTCAGGCACCATCCTGTTCTCAAGACAGCTTGACCCGCTGTCGTCCAGTACCTCCGTTGACACCTCCGGTCTCGGTGACTGCTTCTCTATCAACGATCCGACCTCAGAGGAACTCTCAGACGTTCTA